CACCAATGGGGCCAGCATATAGCCAGCCCCAAAGTATATAGGTTTATTAAATGAGGTCACGTTGAGCAACAGCAGCCTCAGTTTTTGCAGCCGAAACATCTGCAACTACTGCATATACCCGAAGGCGTCCAGTAGCAGGTGCAGCACCAGCAACAAGAACGTCAATGGTATCAGCAGCACCAACACATGCCAAAGCAGCAGCAGCAAACGTAGAAGCTGCGCCTGTATTGACAACGTTAGCTTCACCGTTAGTACCTTTTGCAAGGTATGTACCGGCAGCAGCAGTCAAGTCAGCACCGTCAATAATGTCATCGCCACCAGCGAAGTCAATATCTGCAGTACAAGAAGCTGTAAAAGGCTTCATGATTTCTGCACCAGCAGCAACAATAACTGATTCAGCAGGGATTTCTAGAAGTTGAAAGATATCCCCGTTTGCGCCAGAGTAACCAGCGGCAACCATTGCATCAATATCTAAGATTGCTTCAATGGTCCGTACAGTGTTACCAACAGTAGTTGGAACAGCAAGAACATTTGCCCCAACGCCAGCAGTATCACTGGAAGTCATGTCATAAGTAGCCATATTATATTACTCCCTTAAGCTGCGTTATAACGGGCTGTAACGATTGCTTCAGGACGAAGAATCTTACGACCGTATAGATGCATACCACGAACAATGTCAGCAAAGCTGTCAGGGTCACGATATGATTCTGTCTTGTTGATCTGCTCGGCTGTTGCTACAGCAGAATCATGACCAGCTACGATAACACCGAAGTTAGTCAGTTGGTTAGCAGTACCTGAAGTACCCGGTCCAGTACCTACAGAAGGTAAGTTAGACGATGAGTACACACGGAAGCCGTGGAAGTTGCTAATAGTCAAACCATTACGCAGTCCACCTGATTCACCGAAGTCTGCATTCATGAAGCGTGAATCTTCATCAGCAAGAATTTCCATGAATACTGGATCAACTACAATCCAGCGGCCTTGTTTGTCAACTTGCTGTTGATCAAGCAAACGAGCCATACGAGCAACAACCATTGCTGGTGAAGCCGTAGCAGTTGGAAGTGCAGTAGCACCGGGCAAACGTGCAGCCAGAGGAATAGAGTGTGTTCCTGCAGAGCTTGTAGTAATGTTGCCAAAGTCATCCTTATGCAGTTGCATAGAGGAAAGCAGTTCGTTAGAACCAGCAGTTGATACTGCCTTAGTACCATTAACAGTGGTATTTAATGCGCCTGCAGCACTGTGATTAGCAGACTGAGCATAACCAGCCATGTAGCCAAGAACTTCTTGGTCATGATTGTCAGCAAGACGGTATGCAGCACGATTAGTTGCAAGGTCCATAAAGTTGACGTGGCTGTGAGCCTCTTCAATGTCATCCATTTTGAAAGCAAAATAATTAGCTTTATCAATAGTAAGAGAGAAGTCTTCGTCTTCAAGGTCTTGTGCTGTAACACTTGTACCACGTGCATACTGCGAAACAGAAATTTCTGGTTCTTTAATAATTTTAACAGTATCACCTTGGGCAGAAATTTCACCCATGTAGTCAGAGTTTGTGATATCACCACAAACAGTACTCTTGCGGAAAGCAAGCTGTACTTTTTTCGAATAGATTACGGGGCTAAAATTACCATTAGGTAGATTCCCATAACCTGTTGCGGTTGTAAAAGCCATAATAAGTCCTCCTATAAAGTTTAGGCTTTGTTGAGCTAAACATTATCTGAAGAGGCTGATTGTTTTCTAGGGTGCATTTACGGTCTAAAGTAAAATGATCAATTTTACGGTTTAGAGTAAACGGGCCTATACTTAATACAGGTAGTCTTAGTTAGTTTGTTTGAGCTTTAATGAGGGGATTAGTACAGAAGGTAGACCTAATGGTGGCTTCTGAATACTAATCCCTAGTTATACTAACAAATTTTTATTTGTCAAGTATATATTATCGTGCATTACCAGATAAATCGTAAATAAATTTACCTGATTGTATTGCTTTAGTTATTGCTTCTTCTTGTTTCTCGTATTCTTGTGCAGACATACGAGCAATATCAGACTCTTTGAATGAGCCAGATGTGTCCTCTGCATCAACAGATGCTTTGGAAGCTTTCTTAACAGTACCAGCAGCAGCTTTACGTTTTGCTGCATAGTCACTCTTTGTCATACCATTGTCTACTTTGTATAGATCAATGACACGAATTACTGAAGCTGCATCATCTGAGTTTTCATAGAGAGCATCTTGTACCCACTTAGGTTGATCATCAACCCAATCATGAAACTCATCTGCTTCACGTAGTTTATCAAAGTCAGGGTGAGCCTTACGTATATCTTGCTCTGCAGATGATCGTGACATTTCAGCTTCTTTAGCATCTAGTCTTTGCAGACGATCTTCTGCTTTGTTAAACATTTCTTGAGCTTTCTTAGCAGCAATAGTTTCTACAATGCTTGCTACATCAGGGTACTCTGCAGCCCATGTCTCAATGTCTTCATCTGACTTAGGAGGCCGAATGTTTTCCTGACCTAGACGAGCTTCTAGTGCAGCAAACTTTTCTTCCCAGTCTTTTTCTTTTTGTTGCATGTGACGCCGTACATCACCGTAACGTTTTTTAAAAGATTTTTCTTCACGGCTAAGGTTCTTGTCCTCAACTTCTGGTTCTTTTTCAGTAGCCTCTACTGCTACTTCTTCTTCCTCTTGGGTCTTACCCTCAAGTTCTTGCATTTCCTTTTCGTCTTCTTCAATCCGTTTACGATTACGGTTATTGTGATTAGGGTTTACGAACCCTGCAGTCTTTGGTGTTTCCATAGTTTGTAGTTCAGGCATATTGTTTCCTTATGTTGGGGCCAGCAGTAGCTGGGTAGCCTTATCGTTGTGGTCTTGCACCTAAGCCTTGTGGCATAGGCATTTTGTTTTTTACATTATCAGCCTGTGCAAATTGATCTACTTGAACACCCCCTATTCCAGCAACATCAGGACCAACTATTCTGGCAACTAAAGTTCCTTCCGGTGTTTGTCTAAATTGCATAAGCATTGATTTTTCTTCTTCAGAAAGATTTATTACACGGTTTTTTACATCTTCAAGATATTGACTGTGAGCATCTTTTTCCATAGTCTACGCTTTCTTTAACCAATTTGTTTCTAACTCTAGCACCATACTCTTATAAGTTTCATGGGCTTTATCCAGCATGTTATTATCAATATGCTCAATAGCAGAGTCAATTTGTTTACCTACCCAATCCCATGTAGGATTATCTTTTGGTATAGCTGCAACAATCTTAGGTGCAACTTGGTAGTACTTCTTCACTTCTTCTGGATAGTCTACTAAATAAGTATCTCTGAAGTTACGCAGCTTTGTTAAAGTAGGTCCATCATCAGCTTCACCTCTATGCTCTACTATAGCAGTGGTTAAGAAACATCCCCCTGATCCTGCTTGTGCGCCAGAAGAACCATCTTTACCACTAGCAGCTTCCCACTCAGCAAGTTTTTGTCTATTAGCTGCACTATCATGACTTCTTAACTGTCTTACTTCTTCCCAGTTTAAATCTGTTGGATCAAGACCTGAAAGATCATTACCTTCACTATCTCTTGCTGGACGACCTTGGCTAGGAACACCTAGCATTTTTTCTAGTCTGCCTGATTGTATTGGAGTTTTTTGTGCTGTAAGAACTGCTTGTTGTGCTGCTGTTATTTTTTCTTGTTTTCTTTTATCTTCTTGTTTGCTAGACTGAACTACAAGTTCTGCGGTTTGGGTCATTTTTTTCTGTAAAGCTCTTTGGGCTTCTGCCACTTCTGTTTCTGTTGAGTTAGTGTTATCAACAATAGACATAAAGTTTTTAAGGTCTTCTTTTTTAACACCTAAAACTTCTGAAGCATAGTTGTATCCAGTACCAACAATATTTTTAAGTAACCCTGATTTATTAGAATAACCTTTTCCAGCTTGCTCTACATACTGACCTATTGCTTTATTAATTTTACCGCCAACTTCATTATGACCTTTTGCATACGCAATTATTTCAGAAGCTCTTAAACCTGCTAAGTCTTTTGTTGCGTCTACATTTTGATATATTCTTGTTGCAGCACCTGCAAGTAATGAAACAGGGTTTACTCCCCCTACTAAAAGAGCTGCACCTGCTAATTGGTTTTGAGATTTTTTATCTAAACCAAAAGGTTTAAACGGGGTGTTTAATCCACTTTTAGTACTATCTCCGGGAGTACCAAGGGCAAACTCTTGTACTGCAGTAGCATCATTCCAATCTACACTTTTTCCAAAGTCTTTTCCAAATTTAATTCCGCCTGTATTAACTGTTTGATTTACAACATCTGGACCCTCACTTTTAGGTACACACCTACCTTGGTTTCTGTCGTATCTAAATCCTGTAGGGCATACAGGATCTGCAACTCTAGCGGCTGCTACTACAGGTGCTGCTTGAGGGTCTGGGCCATACGGACCTGTTGTTGGTTTATAACCACCTACATCAGGATCATAAAATTGATTAGCTGCAGTTGTATCTGTAGCTTTTTTTTGTGGTCCAAAAATACTTCCGCCTAAGTAATCAAAATTACCACCGCCACTATAGTAACCTACAACACCACCTTCATTAGCCATCATAGGCTGTTCTTGTTGCATTGCCTGTTCAATAATACTATTTAAGTCATCATCACTAAGCTCTGCTTGTTGTGGCTCCATAGGCTCACCGCCTATTCTACCATCAGCATCCATCTGTTGCAAGCCCATTTTTGCTTGAGTACGTAAATCCTCAAAGAATTTTACACCGTAGTAACGTACAACATCAGCAGGTACAACATACTCACCTTCGGATAAACGTGCAGGGATATCATCACGTACTTCTTCAGGTAAAGAGCCGGGGGGTACATCATTACCTGACACTGGGTCTACTGTCTCTGCAACACCACCTATTGCAAAGCTCATTTCCATTTGGTCTTTCATTGCTACCCCTCCTTGGGCAAACTGTCTTACTGATCCATCAGGAGACACGTCATATTTTTTAAAGAATGCTTCTAGGTCTATTACAGTACCTTGATTACTTGGAATATCATTATATCCCGGAGGATACATACTATTATCATAAGGCATTTTTACATCACGAGTTACTATTACTTCAGGATAATTTTGTTTAAGTTCTTGAATACTGGCTGGAATTCCTTCATCGTAAAGTTGTGTAAACTTTTCTGGGGAAGCACGGTGATCCCTAAATCTTATTGCAGCAATACGATCTGTTGGAGGAATAACAATTTTGTCTACACCAGATGTTGCAGCTTTAACTATTAAAATTTTAAGCATCTCATCTGTTACACTTTTAACTTTATTAATAGGAGGTGTTACTGCATCTAAACCTTGGAAGTCGTTTGTATTTCTTTTTAAGTCTGTATAAGCAGCCCTAAGCAAACCTTTAGCTTGTTCAGATGTAACTTCCGTTCCATCAAGTTTATCTACAAATTTTTCAAAATGTTTATCCATTTCGTTTTCTTGATCTACAATTTTAGTTCTATAATCAAGAATACCCTGAGTAGTTTTTGTTATGTAGTCTTCTAGTTTTTTAATTTGTTTGTCGTCAGTCTTTTTTGTTGCACTTAATTTACCCAAAACATTAACGGTGTCGTTGGGAAAAGATATTTGTTGATATATTAAATCACTGTAAGCATTTACAAGTTTAAAATAACTATTAATATCATCAGGATATCCACTCTCGTCATTTAAACTGAGGCCTAATTTTTTACGAACAAGATTTTCTGCAACCTCAGAGATAGTGCCGGGGTCGCCAATATCTCCACTAGTTCTACCTCCAATATCATCAGCACTTATAAAATCTCCCCTACCCATTCTTTCTGCATTAGTTTCACCTATTGCTGCCTTCATAGTTTTTTCTATACCCTGACTTTGCGCAGACCTACCTAATGACTCTAACCATTCTTGTGTCGCAGCATTTAATTCGCCTATAGTAGTAGTGTTAAATATTTCTGCTGTATCAGGGTTCATACTTTGCACTCTGGATAAAACCTGTGGATTAGAGTCTAAAAAGGTTGATTGATCTGCAATAAAAGAAGAGTTAGACAAAGATAGGGGATCAACCTTAAAAATAGTTTCTACGTCTATTGATGGAGGAACAAACATCTCTCCTCTAAAAACTTCTGTTTCTGGTAGGTTAATACTAACACCTTTTTCAGCAAGCATCCTTACAGTGTTTTCTATTCTTAATGGGTCTAAATACGCAGGTTTAAAAACTTCATCTGTCTCTACACCTTTTAATCTATCAACAGAAAAACTAATACTATCAAAAGTGTCACCACCAATATAGCCACGCTCTGTAGCATCCTTCATAGTTCTTTCTATGGCTTCGTCAGTGATAATCATTGTATTATTTCTAATATAACCATAATCATTAACAGCAGGAAGATTTATTTTATTTGCTGCAAGAGAACTGTCTTCAATAACTTTTTGAACTTTTTTAGAAACTCCACCATAGTAACGTTTAACTGCTTCTTGCATAAACTTAGGATTAGTTTTTTTGTATCCTTTTTGGTACAGATCAGATTGAAATTCTTCTGCTAATAGAAAAGGTTTATTTTCTGTAACATTATTAAACTCTGTTATTGCCCCTGAATTTGAATACGGAGAGTTTACATTAGGAGTAATAATAGAACCACGAACATGCCCTATGTCATCTCTAGATGAATGTTGTCTTCTTGGAGTAATCTTACCTGCACCTGTAGTAGCTGCAATGTTCATAAAGAAATATTCTTGTTCATCCCCATATGTAAAGCCAGCTTCATTCTGTCTTTGTGTACCTTGGTACATCTCTTGTTCTTGTGCTTTTACTTTAAATTCTTTTTGTTCAACAAGGTCAAGAAGTTCTTCTCTGGTGTATCTTTTACTACTATCAACAAAACTATCTGGAAAAACTCTTACTGGAACATTTAAATTATTTCGTATTTCTTTTAAAAAGTTATTAGCTGTTATACCTTTTTTAGGTATATTCATTGTCTCTACATAGGAGCTGATAGGACCACTAAGATTTATAGTTTGTGTTGGGTAAGAAAAAGAAGTATCTGTCTTTTGCTCTAAACGAGGGGAAGGAAATGCTAGTTCTGTTTCTGTTGGTACAAAGATATTATCTTTAACAGGGGATATATCATAAGGTCTAAGATTTTTAAACTTAGCCCTTTCATCAAGATTAAACTGTTGATTACGAAGATTATCTACTAGTTTTATAAAGTTATCAGATAAAGCGTCAGAAATATTGTCTGGTAAAACTTCAGAAAAATTGTCTGGATAATAAGAACCTTTAGCTATAATATTTTCTAAAGAATCAAAAACTAATTTATCAGAATACTCTTTGATTATATCTTCTCCTGAAGAAGATAAAAATTTACTGTAAACACGGGGTTCAGAAAGTTTTTTAGTGTCTAACTTTGAGTACACATTTTCTAAAAAATCTCCTATGTTTACACCGTCAAAAATTTTATTGGCAAAAGCAAAACGTCCAGAACGTGCAGGATTTTTAATAGCATAAAAATTTTCTACACCTTCTTCACCAAACGCATCTTTTAAAGATAGAGTTTTATCTAAGTTAAGATTAATACCAATAGATTTTTCAACATAAGGTTTTTCTTTACGTCTGAAAGCACCTACCATACTTCCAACAGCATTATCAGGAAGGGTTTGTAAGCCAGCTCCTACAGAAGCACCGCCAGCAATATCAAAAGCATCTCCCATCTGTACATCTGTAGGACTACGTTTACCTGTAAGTAGATCCCCGGGAATACTTGCTGTTTCTACTGCACCTTCTACTATAGCTTTACCTGCACCTACTACCTCTTCTCCTGTGGGTAGCCTTGGATTTTCTGCATAAGCTTTTACTGCAGGTATAACATCTTCTTCAATCTTTGTACGAGTAGTACGTTGATCAGGGTCACGGGCTACAGTATATCTGTTACCTAAAAATGTTTGGTACACAAAATTACCAGCATCATCTTGACCTACAATACGGTCTGACTCACTAGCATCTAATGGTTTTTTAAAAAAAGGTACAGATTCTAACCCTAAAGATTGTTCAGCCATTAGCATTAACCTTTAGTCTAAGTTGCTTTAAAGCTTGCAGTGCATGTATCTGTCCCTGTATTCTATACATTACATGAGATTCATCCGACTGAGAAAACATTTTGTAACTGGCCTGAATGCGTTCATCTAGTTCAGCTTCAAATGCATTCCATGCTTCTGGGTTATTTACTAATAGTTTTAAACTCACTGCATTGGTCCTTGTCCAGTGTTAGCTGAGAAGCCTTGTTCTCCCGGCTGAGGTGCTGTGCCTGTACCTATAGTACCCCCTCCGCTACCTTGAGTATCCTGTACCTGTGCCCCTGCTGGTGGCTTCTGTGGGCCTCCTTGTGGAGCTGGTGGACCTGCTTGTGGTTGAGGTGGTGGTGGATTCTCTTCACGAAACTTCTTAAGTAGTTCAGCTTGTACTGCAGCATCACCCATTGAGTTGACCAGCTTATCAGGGTCAAGATCCATAGACTTAGCAATCTCACGTACAATGTAATCCATCTTAGCAAAGGGTGCTAGTACAGGGTTTTGTACCACACCAAGGAATTGCATTAGGCGTTGACTACGTACTTCATTAGCCATTAGGCTTTCAGTACCACGTGCTTTAACTTCAAGATCGCCTTTAATTTCTTCGTCATAATCAAACTGCATGTTAAAGTTGAAGAATGCTTTAGCTAGTGGTGCTAGTAGGTAGTCGTCTACATTCTTAACTACATTCCGTATAGAACCATTAGCAGCAGACATGAGCATACTAATGCCAGAAGCTGTACGTCCGACACCTTGTACTCCTGTCTGACCATGAGCAAAGCTAGGAAAGCCTGTACTCTCGTCTGCTAATACACGTGCCTTATCAAACATCTGCATGTTCTCATTAGATACGTTGGGAAACTTAGTGCCAAAGATAGCTTGTCCCGGCGCACCGCCTTGGCGACGAAAGACTTTACCGGGATATACTGAAAGGTCTTGGCCGGGAACTAGGTTAGTCTCGTCCACCTCAATCAACATATTACCAGATAGTGCAGCATTGTCAACAGCCATACGCATAAAGCCATTCATCAATGTCTGTGTATCATCCATATTCTCAGCAATACCTACACCAAACAAACTGTATGGGCTTACTTCATATGGTACTGCATAGTAAGGAATCATAGAAGGAGTGAATGGATTCATAACCAAACGCAATACTTTACCATTACATACCCAGATGTTTACATTAACTTGATCCATATCTGCTAGTTCTGCAGGGATATCTATGTCATGTCCTTCAAGAACTTCTGTATCTACACTACCCCAAAACTCAAGGACTTCAAAACGTTCAGCTTTAGATTCCTGAGCATCATCTTCCATAGCTTGTTCCCACCATTCTTTAGTGTAGGACTCACCATCAGATACAGCAAGATCAATAGCATTGCTCCTAAAGAAAGGACGTCTTTTAAGGTTACGCAGTTGAGTACGTGACATTTTATGACGTTCTACTACATACTCAGCCTCATCCATGTTGGCTGCATCAGGATCAGGATAGAAATTCCAAAGAGATACACTAGAGGTTTGAGGGATAGTTTTAATAGTAGGGGTATATTCTCCCTCATCATTCCAATTAGCATACTCTTTGTCTATAGCAAACGGACCTTTCATTACGCCTGTACCAAACAGGGCGCATTCAAAGGCAGCTACACGTAACTGTTTGTTTGCATTAGACTCATCAAGTTGGTCATGGATTTTCTTTTCCATCTTTTTAGCTGCTACCATAGCAGGATGAAATGTAATCTGTGTAGGTGTACTACCCACACCTTCTTTAAGTTGATCCTCTACAGGGGCTAGGCTATTCTTTAGACCAGCTAGACGTTCTTTAAGGTCAGTCATAGTCTCGCCGGGAAGTAGTCTTGTATCCTCTAGGCTTGGACCCTGTGCTTTCTTTATCTCATCATTGGATTCAAAGTGTACAGACTCAGCCACACCTTCAGGTAAGGTAGTAGGATCTACAGTAACTGGGAATCTGTTGTTGCCAAAGAGTACTTCAATGATTTGACCATAAGCTGCAAGTACTTTAGTCTTAGTTACTTTAACAAATACTTGAGATTTTTCTGTGGAAGTAAACTGTACATCAGGCCCATAGATACCACGATAATTACGGTATGCTTGTACCCAACGGTTTTCTTCTGTCTCTCTTGCATCAGAAGCTTTCTTGTATTGTTTTTGTACAAGACCTACAATAGTACCTGCAAGAGGATCACTGTATGTATCTTCTTTCATGTCCTCTAAAGAGCTTGCCTCTTCAGTGTCCATTCCCATGCTTTCTTCAAATTCGTCCATAGTATTTCCTTAATAACCAAACGTTGGGTCGCTTGCTTGGAAGCCTGATCGTTGTGTTGCAGGATCAAAATCAAACAAACTGCTTCTTGGTCTTGTCATAACCCCGTACCTAATTGCATCGTACAGGTGATCTTCTGAGTGTGTGTCTACGTCTTCAGGGTTATTTTTATCCAGAGGTAGTGCTGGTATTTGTGATATAGTATTAGTGCAAGTATTAAAGAATACTAGCCGTGGTTCTTCAGTAAACTCATCTACTTGTAACCTTCTGTGTATTTCATTCTTACCTGCTACCCTTGAACCTCTGGACCTATCAGCAGGTCTCCACCTACAGCCTTGCATAATCATTTGTTCAGCTAGACTTGGGCCAGTGTCTCCACGTTTATGCCAAAGAGATGAGTCAAGTACTCCATAGCGTATCTTTTCTCCGTCCTCTGCTTCTAGTATCATATCAGCTAGGTCAGTAGCTATGACCTTTGAGCAATACATTTCCCGATAAACTATCAGTTGTTCATCAGGAGATACAGCAAACCAAACAACCCCTGAGTAAGAACCGTACCCATAGTCACATGCTCTAAACTTTGACCAGCTTCTAGGTATCTCAAAGGGTTCTATTACGTGTACTTGTCTATTCCACTCAGGAAAAGCAGCACCTTCATTTACATCCCAGTTACCTTCAAGAAGTTGCTTACGTTGATGCTCTGGTAGTGATAATAAGTTAGCTTCATACAGACCATCATCAGCTAGATACGGGTTATCAAATAAAGTAGCAGGAATAAACCTGCGCTTAAACAATGGTTGACCCTCTTTTGAGTGACCTTTAGGCCAAGCAATAACCTCTCCTGTTTCCATGTCAGTAGCATCAAAGCTAGTATTATGTGGAGCTGGGTCTACAAAAGTCTTCTTAACCCATTGATGCCCACTTCCGCCGGGGTTAGTAGTTCCCCTTTGATATAAACCTAGACCACTATTCTTAGTAGTACGTAGGCGAGACCTCATATAGTTCCAAGGATAAGGGCTAGGCCATTGTGTAAGTTCATCAAAACCAATCCAGTTAAAAGCTTGTCCTTGGTATCTTTGTACATCATCATCCCTGTCTAGATATGAAAGCCAAAGAGTAGCACCGCTTGGAGCTACCCACGTCTTATCACGTTCCATAAACTTAATCCCGGGGATTGCTCTTGGGTAGAGCTGTTTGGAGACTGAGATAAGTTCTCTGAGTTCTTCTGTGCTTCTCCGTACCAACAGCATAGAAGATAGTGGATTATTAAAATACCTAACAGGATCGGCCAACATAGCAAAAGACTTACCACCACCAGCCGCCCCACCATATAGTACCTCTTGTTCTGATGCTGAAAGAAAGTCTGTCTGAGGGCCGGGATTAGGCTCAAAGATAACGTCTTGAGCTTTTTCTACATCAATCGGCTCTGGCTTCACTCTCGCTGGAACTGGTTGAAGCTCTGGCTCCGATACGATTTCTTTCGAGGGTTTCCGCTTTTGCCGCCGCTTCTTTGTAGCGTTCAGCGTAATAGCGTTGCGTTGAAGCTTCTGCTTTACGTTTTCGTTCAAGTTTAACTCTCTTCATTAGACCCACGTGAGAAATGTATCTACCTGACTTCTCACTCAACCAATTGGCTACATCTCTATAGCTGTATTGCTTTAGATACTTCTTAGCTTCTTCTAAAGCTTCTAGCTCTACTGGGATTGGTAGTAGTATATCATCATCTTCAGGGTCTTGTCTATAGCCAAATGGCACAACTCTGCCTACTCTAACGACAGACAACCATTCATACTCACCATCCACTAGCTCTGGTTCAGGGAGCTTCCAAGTTTTATTAACTTTCATTTTTAGGTGGTAATATAAATACAGGGTTTTCAGCTTTAATTTCTACTTTATCTGTCTTTACAAAGCCAGCACGATCAAGGAAATCTTTAGCTGCTGCCATCTTTTCTTTATTGCCAAGATCAGTGGGGTTAGTCATAACCTGCATCATAGAGTATGCAGCTTTACTACCAGCAGTGGCAATAAACTTCTTAGTAAGTTCAGCAATTTCGTCCTGTAATGCAGCAGTAATAGTTGTAGAGGACATAGTATTAGCATACCCTGCAAGACGTTTAGCTTGCACAGGATCACCTTGTGCCTCTTCAAACAGCACGTCAAGAAATAGCTGTTGTTTTTCTGTGAGTTTTCTCATGTTACTTTCCTGTGGGGTTTTACCTTCTTCGCAACCTTCTTAGGTTGAGCCACAAACTGCTTACCCGCAGCCTTGCCTCTTCGTTTGGCACGGGTTGTAGCAGCATACTCAGAATCACTAAGAGACTTAATAGCCTTAGCAGGAAGGTATCTCTCGCCGGTGGCTTTTGACCCTTGTGTTGAGGGTTTACCACTCTTGGTCCTCCAATCTTGCTTAGTCCAAGACTTAAGACTTTTTTGGCTTTTAGCTAGTCCACCTGTATTCATCTTTTTAGGTTTACTTTTTGTCATGTTTTTTCTGTATAGCAAAATTAGCAGTAAGGCTTGCCCCCTTGTGAGGGACAAACTTACCGTCATGTTTCATTAGTTTTAAACTACCATCTTTTTGTTTCATCCAATGATAGCCTTTAGGTGCTTCTACTTTCATTATGTGTATCCTCCACCTTTTGCTTTGTATTGTTTGGCAACCATTTGAGCTTTACGAGCCGACCACTGGCCGGGGCTTCCTCCTTTGCCGCCAGCCTTAACGGATGCGACAAGACGCTTACGCATACTAGGCTTAGTATAATTACCCGCCGCATTTACAGTTGAACCACCTTTAGCATACCCTCTTGGCTTTGCTTTAGGTGTAGTCTTTACCGTAGAACTTTTCTTTAATTTCGCCACGTGTTACTCCTATATCTTTAAGAGCAGAGTCTGACATATTAACTAACTGCCAGTATTGTACTCTACGCATTTGGTGATCTTGTAGTACTTTAATGAATTGTTTAAACATGGTATATCTCCTTTTGACCAGAGACAGTTATACCACAAGTTAGTGTATCATACTACATACAAGATTGCAAACCCGTTATGCATTTTTCTTCTTAAGGTTATCCACTTGAGATTTGACCATGCCACCCATGTTGTAAGTCATGACATTTTTTTTCTTCATAGGTTCTCTATTAATAATAGAATCTTTAGCTGGATAGCTTGCAGTTACAGAAGTGTTGACTGAACCGGGGTTAGACTGCATACCACCCTTAGCATAAGCTGAAGTTTTCTTTTTGGTCATACCACCTTTATTCATTTTGCCAATACCATCAGCAGCATAGGCTGGTACTTTCTTACCATTCTTCATAACCATAGGCATTGATCCGCCTTTGTTATAACCTTTGGTTTTCTTTTTTGTCCCGTACATTTTATTTTCCTTTTAACTCTTCTTTGTAGACTGCAGCCATTGGTTTGCCATCTTTTATGTAATAAAGGCTTTTAGCTTTTTTAGCTGAAGCAATACTTGTGTATCCACCCTTTTTAGCTTTAGCTTTTTCTTTTGCTACAGTAGATTTTTTCTTTTTTATTTCCTGATTCAAATAAGTTCTTAAAGATATATCTTTAGTTTTTGGACGTAGCTTAGGACGTGTAGGTTTATTAGCTTCTGCTGCTGAGGTAATCGCCATGAATACTGCCCTTTCAATAGCTTTTTTACGTGCAGTTGTATTCGCATCTTTAGCTGCTCTACGGTTACTAGGCTTACCAGCATCACCAACAAGACTACCTTCTTTAGCAGGTTTTTTAAGTGCAGCTTTACGTTTAGCAGCAGCATCTGCTCTAGCTTTACGTTGTACTTGAGTAGAAGTTTTTCTAGCTTTAGTTTGCACACTAGGTATTTTAGAGGAAGCCTCCTCTGCACTAGAAGCACTAGGTGCAATAGCAACTATTGTTGGGGTAGAACCACTTTTATTTCCTACTACTTCAGAAGATTTTGCAGAAGGTTTAAAAACTCTCTGAGCATTTGTTAGTTTAAGTGCAGAAGATTCAGCTTTAGCTTTAGCTCGTTTACCTTGAGCCAATTTTAAATCTTTTGCTTCTTTTACTCTGGTACTTTTAACTGGACCAAAGCCACCCATTTTTCTTTTGCCATACTTTCTTGCAAACTCAGATTGGCCTCTATTACCAAGTAGGTTTCCGTCTTCAGGTTTTTTCCTTCTAGCAACATTACGTCCACCAGAACCTACAACCCTACCACTTTTAATTGCATTTTTAGCACGAGTAATAAGAGCAATAAGATTATTTTCAGTTCCGGTTACAACAGGAATTTTACTGTCAATTTGTCCTTTTGTAGCTTTACGAAATCCTTGAGCAATCAAACGATCTTTAATTGCTTTAGTGGTAGCTCTAACTAATATTCCACCAAGATAATATATTGCAGGGGGCATTTTTTAAACCTTTATATCTATTCTACCACTTGACTTTGTGGGACCAGTATTTTGCTGACAGTTTGCTCGTCGGTTTCCCTTGTGCATTGTGTCTTGCATAATAGCTTTTTTTACGGGCTTTATCCTTCGCAGTCTTGGGGGCTTTACCCGCACCTTTAACGCCCTGCTGCCCAAATCTGATAAATTTATAGGTATCCCCTTCCTTAGCCATAACACAATGAGACTTAGTTTTGTGACTAGGAGTTCTCTTAGGAACATTGACTTTAGTCAGTCCTTCCTCCTTCATCTTAGTCTTGACTCGTTCAGGGATAGCCATATTATTTCCTTGTTAATAATGGGGGAAACACCGGCGTCTAGCTTCACCCCCAACTTATAGTATATTATTCTTCAACGCCAAATCTCTTTGGTACACAATAAGCAACTGCACGATCTTCTGGTGCTATACCATGTGTGCTAAATCTTTTTATTATTTCTTTCGCATAGTAGTTGCAGTGTTCTATTGTGTTGAATACCATTGTTTCTTCTATAAGCTTCCTATCTATACCAAGATAGATGAGAAGAATAAAAGTGTGCATTACATCATTTCAAAGTGTGGTGCATCAATAAACGGTCTGCGACCTTGTGAACGACGAAGATCAACATACTCATTCATTGCGTCTTCCATTGAGCCTGAGTACTTAGAAATATCACCTACACTCCATGCAGCTCCCCACTTAATAGCTACACCTTTCTTACGTGCAGCTTCAGCCATAGCATCAGCCAGCTCATCATACTTATTCAACGACCATGTGATATTAGGACCAATGTAGGCCACTAGGTCTACTGCACGTCCCTCTAAGTGTTTACTCTTCATGGTTTGACTAGCACCACTAGCTACAAGTTTCTCTTGTTCTTCTACGGTACGCATACCACAGGTAACACCAAAGTCTACTTTAGTGCGTTTAATAGCTTCATTCACTACTTGTACTAGCTGGGGGTTCACTCCCTCTAGTCTACCTTTACTACGATTAGATAGTTGAAAACTCATCTGAATAATCCGCCTTTACGCATATCATTGTGACCTGTACCTGCTAAACCACCTTGTTTAAAACCTTTTGTTTTCTTAGCTAGGCCACCTCTGTTCTTGCCTATACCCAATTCTTTTGCTGCCTCAACAAGATTTGAAAAACCTTCAGGTGTTTTAACTTTTCGTTTTGGTCTTAGCTTTGCACCTCTAGCCATAGCTGCTTCAGTTCTGTTTTTTTGAATATCTTTTGAAATACCCTTCCTAAAATAAATTGTTTCATCGGCAACATCACCATCGTCTATTCCAAAGGAGTCATTTGGCATACTACTAAAAAACGCATTATACCCTTTTTTTCCAAGGTCTTTTTTCATAACCCTTTTAATTTCATTAATGTTAATTTCATTACCACTGTTTTCAATTAGAGCGTTCATATATTGTTTCTTAGTAAATTGAGACATTTTGTTTTTCCTCTATTAGCTTTGCTTGCTCTCGTATTAACTCTTGTTGTTTTTCTAATGCAATAAACTGCTTATCCAACTCAGATAGTTGAGGGATAGGTATTACATTATTTCTTCCCAAAGAACTTACTCACTGACCTCATACCAATACTAGCTGATACAATTCCACCAAGAGCAATCTGATACCACTGAGGCATTACTTCAAGTGAGGCAAAGCCTCTTGCTACTATATCATTACCCCAGTCTCCACAAAAGGCTAGGATTAGTGGGATTGAGAATAGCAAGGTAATCCACTCA